CCAGCCCGGCCAATATTTTTTGGCACGCGCTTCATCGCGTTAAATATTGGTTTTGCAAAGGGAGCCATTGTCAAAGCCGCGTCGCCCATGCCCATCGCAGTATAGCCGATATTTCTAGCCATAGCTCCACGATCACCAGCCTGGTAGTCGTCGGGTATCTCCCGGGCCGCCTGGTAGGCATCCTCCAAACCCATAGCCGTGCCAAGGCCGGGCGAGTATGTCGCTGCGTTTACCGCGTGCCGGGCCATGTTGGGGTTGCCCGTCTTGTCAAACACATAGTCAAAAATAGAGCCACTGAGGCGGTTTGTTGTGTTCCGGGTGTCCATTGCACTTTGCAGCTCTTCCGCGCTGTATACGGGCTGTCCTTCGTTGTGGTAGGCTCTCCCGGTGTACGGGTCCATCGTCACGCCGCCGTATTGCGTTTTAAACGCCTCGCCAGCATCGCTGCCAATGGTGGCGTCAAAGTTTTCCCGGATGTTGCGCTCGTTCTGCGCGTCTTTCAATCCTGACACTTTGTTGCGTATGCGTTCCTCCGGGGTCATCGGTTCGCCTCCAGGTATTGCATCAATTCATTTTCCATCGGGGCGGCCTGCGCCTGGTTGTTGCCGACAACGCCCATGACGCCTAGGGGGGCGGCGACAGGAGCTGCCAGCAACCCTTTGTTCATGATGAAATCAAATAACACTTGCTCGCGTGTCTGGCCGCGCTTGGCTGCTTGTATGTCTGCCCGGTCACGTATCGCACCCATAAATGTGGTTTGGCTGGTAGGATCGACGCCAGTCTTACGCGCCGCACCCATCCACAACGCCGCCTGGACTTGCGGACCCGTCAAACCAAGCTCGTTGCCCAGCTCAAACATAAAGTCTTCCATTGCGCCGTATTCGTTGTTGTTGGGTTTCTGGCTCCACACGCTTGGGTTATCTGCAATGGCATCCATCGGCACGACGCCATCCTTAACGGCGGCTTTTGGATTGAACGACGGCTTGCCCATTTTGTTGGTGGCGAAATATTTTTTTGACTTAGGGTAGGCCGCCATAATCTCATCAGCAAACTCTTGCCCAACCTCGGTCCCGGCGACGCTTAACCAATCGGGGTCCATCGATGCCATGCCGAAATACCGCGTGAAATGCAGATCGGCGGCTATATTTTTTTCTGAGCCCTTCAGTGATTGACCAAACCCCTTTGGCTTAGGATTTTCCACCATCGACGATTTCGTGGCTGCGACGCCCGGCTCGGGCATTGCGTTCCACTTGCCTTGTATTTGTTTCGCTGCAATCATCTCTTGCAGTCCGGCTGTCTTGTGGCCGTAGTTTTCTATTCGACTTCGCGCAAGCTCCTGGCCCTCCTTGAGGTTTTCCATATTTTGGAGGCGCTCCATGTAAGTTTGGTTTGTGCCTGGCACAATTTCATTTTGGTACATGCGTTGCCGCATTGCCGAGGCGTTGCCAATATTTGGTGGCACTTTAGACCCGGGAGACGTCGCGCCAACCAGGTCGATATATTCTGCCCACTGGCGGTGCCCTTCCTCCGGGCCGTGGCCCATGATAAACCAGTCGCGCAGCTCCTCAGTGTTATACCAGTCCTCGCCGACCTCCAGGCCAGCCTCAATGCTCTCAAGCATATCCTTACGCATGGGGTTGTTAGGGTCGCGCAGCGCAGTCAAAGATTTTTGTAACCGCTCAGGCAGTTTGGCTGGGTTGTATCGCATAAACGTGAAGTCGGTTCTATTAGGCGCAGCGCCGCGATACCGGGGGTCGGACCCGGCTGGCTTCTTCAGCATATCCAGCAACCCGACGGCGCTGTCTAACGTATCACCTAACTTGCCCATCTACCTCTTCTTCCCGCCTTTTTTCTTGCCGCCCTTGTGATACCCAGGCATGCTACTTGCCGTACTTTTGCTTGAGACATTTGCCAGCCCGCTTGCACCCCATCGGGGTCGGGCATCCCTTGCATGGTTTCATATGCGTCACTCCTTCAAGCTGCTAAAATGTTGCCCTCACTCTAGCACAGAGGTCTGTCAGCCCCAAAAAATCACGCGATGCCTTGCAAGTTCCGCCGTAGCTCGCCGCGCCACACTTTAAACGACCCGGACTGCGCCGTGATCGCGTCGGACGCCATCGTCAAACACAACGCGTCAGCCAGGTCAGGCGAGCCCAGCCCACGCTTACGCATCTCGTCTTTTGACTCAGCCTTCATCTTGCCGGAGCTGGTAAAGCTGTACCGAATGGCCGTCAGCTCGGCCAACAACTGGTCGTCCTTGGGTAGCTTGCACGAACGATCCTCCAGCCAGCCCTTGCACTTAAACCACAGCTCAGACCGCAAGTTCATATACGTGTCGCCCATGCTGGGGCTCTCGGCGACGTTTACGCCGCGCACGGGCAAGCCCAGCTCCATCAATCGGTCTACTATGCCAGCGCCCAGGCCGATGCTGTCCACCAGGATCTCGTCTGGCTGCTTGGACGGGGGCAGGGCTTCATACTCTGCCACAACCCGCCCGGTGGTTTGCATTAAATCTAACCCGCGCCACGCACGCAGCTCAGTGACCACGGGGCCCTTGCGTTTGCACAACGCCGTCGCGTCACTGCCGAACCGACTGACGTCCAACCCCCACACCTCGGTGGTCTCCTCGGATACCTCAATGTTGCGGTTCTGCGCCGCCTCCACCAAATGATACGGGATAATGGTGTCGTCGTCGGTTAACGGGAAGTCGCCCAAAACGCGCACCCTAAAGGCGGAGCTGGCTTCCCCGTACCGCATGCGCATCTCATTGACAAACTCGTCGCTCACCAACGGGCTGTCCTCGCAGCTCCACGTCCGGGTCCACCAGGAGCCCTTCATGCGGTTGTGGCTCTCAAAAAACGTCCCGCTAGACCGGGTGGGGTTGCTTAACATAAGCGTCGTTGCATTGTGTCCACTCATTGAACCAGCGGCGGCCTCAAAAACAGCCTCGGGCACGCCGCTGGCCTCGTCCACAATTAACAAAACATTATCACTGTGAACCCCGGCCAAAGCCTCCGGCGTCTCAGCTCTGGCGGTCCTACATGAGATAAACGCCTCCGCAGGGGCCGCAACAAGCTCCACACGGTCAGACTTCACGTTCAACAGCTCTTGCAGCTCCTTGGGCAGCTCATTGACCCACCGCTTCAACTCAGCAAACATCGCGTCAAACAACTGGCTACTGGTGGGGGCCGTCACAACAACTTTGCACGGATACCGCAACAGCAAAAACCACAGCATTGCCCAGGACGCGGTTGTACTTTTTCCAGTGCCATGTCCAGATTTTACGCTGATGCGCCGCTCCCCGGCAGCTAAGGTTTGTAAGAATTCTGCCTGGTAGTCAAACGGGGTCGCGCCCAGCATCTCCTGGACAAAACGCACCGGGTCATTGTGGTAGGCCTCCACAAACTCTTCCATAAAGTTTTTCTTAGTCATCGCTATGCTCAATCGTCTTGGTTGTGTCCTGGACTAGCTTGACCTTACGCAACGCATCCAGGTGCATGTCGCCCACATTGACCGTGATTTGCGTCTGGCCCTTGCTCGACCCGTAACGCTTCTGGTTCCACGCCTCCGCAATAAACCGATGCTGCATAGCCTCCTCCTTGGCGATACTAATGTCCAACGCCGACAACTCCGACACCTTGCTGCCAGGCTCCGCGCTGGACCGCTCATGCTTGCGATCCTCACGCAAACGCCGCATAATCTCAAACCCAGCCTCGGCATGCGCGTCCGCAGCTTCCTCACGCACAGCCTCCATAGCCGCAGAGTAGGCCTCATGCTTGCCCAAAATGCGATGCAAGTAACCCCGGTCCAGGTTTAACTCTTGCGCCAAGCCGGACACCGTCCCGCCAGATAACAAAAAGTCTTGCAAAAACTCAGCGCCGCCGCGCTTCTCAATCTCAGCAAATGCTGCCTTACGTTTGGGTCTGCCTGCCATAATTTTCTCCAGTTAAACTAATAATAAACACGGGGGTGCCGGGGGGCAAAATTTTGGGGTGAGGGTGCGTGTGGGGTTGTACAAGCACACCCCCGGGTCGAGCCGGGTCGGGGGGGGTGTTTGCCGATTCCCGACCACTACATCTTGTGTTTTACTCCCGGACAAAATCGTCGAGCATTTGTCACACACGCTAAAACCCCATATTTTTATGGCTAAAACGCACTTTTGCCAAATTCGTATAATGAACATTATGTTAACACTTTTGCCTCGCACGCGCAGGCGAGCACTACTCCGTCGCTGTCTCACCCCCAGTAAAAAAGGGGCGACGCCTGGAAGTTGGGAGGAACAGACATCGCCCGAGTTGGAGCATTTGGTTGGAGGAACCCTTGCCCCAAGGCAAACATAGTGACTTCTATGTGGTGCCAATATAAACCAGCTACTTATCACCGCCAAACATCGATGCATTACTTGTGGTGCCATTGGACGTGCTCCTGGATATGCTTCATCATGTCCGTCAAAAGGTAAGGGAAGTCTT